GCGAGGTATCACTCGTAGAGAGCGCTGCCTTTGCAAGCGCTGCGGTGCAAAAAATTGCTGCCGCTGCAGGCGATATGCCTGTGGATGCTGCTATGTCACAAAGTACAAAAGTTACAACTACTAACACAGTAATAAATACAACAACAACCGAAACCGAAACCGAAACAGAAAGTGAGGCCGCTGTGACTACAGCCCCTGACCAAACCGCACCTGAGGCAGTAGATGCCACAGAGCAGGCTGCACCTGTAGTAGAGGCAGCTCGTAAAATCATCCTACCAAGCGCACTTAATTCTCAGCGCGTACGTACACCTATTATCAATATGGGCTCTTACACAGAGCATAAAATCAAAGCTGCACTAGGAAATGATGATTCAAAGCTATATGTAACAGCTGCAGATGATTCATTCTCAACTAACCCAGGCTTTAACCCAACTCAGTACCTTTCAGAGTTCCCAACTAATACACGTTTTGGCACACCATCTATTGATGCGTGTTCACGTGGAGTTTTGCCAGCTAACGGTATGACTATCAACGTGCCATCTCTTGTTACATCTGCAGGTGGCCAATCAGGCGTAGCACCTGTTGTAACTGTTGAGGCTGAGGCTGGCGCTGTACAAAATACAGGTATGGTTACAGAATACCTAACAGGTACAGTAGCTAAGTACTCAGGTATGAATACTATTAGCATCGAGCTTTTAGAGCGCGGATATGGTGATGGTAACTTCTTTAGCGAGCTAACTAATCAGCTACAAAATGCTTACCTAAAGACTATTGACACTACAGTTAATGCTGCACTCGTTACTGCAGGTACAGTTGCTACAACTGCACAAGCTGCTACATCTGCAGGTATTATTGGTTATACATCTGAAGCCGCACGTCTTGTTTACGAGGCTACTGGCTACTTTGCTAATAACTACATCGCTAATGGTTCACAATGGCAGCTACTTCTTGGCGCTACAGATTCCACAGGGCGCCCTATCTATTCAAGCTCTCAGCCTATGAACGCTGGCGGCCTAACACAGCCTGGCTCAATTCGTGGAAACGTTTTGGGATTAGACCTGTATGTAGATAAGAACTTTGCGGCAACTACAACTGTAGATGACTCAGCAATTATTCTTGCACCTGAGGCGTTTACTGTTTACCAGTCACCACAGGCGTATATGTCAGTTAACGTTGTATCTAACCTACAGGTACAGGTTGCTATCTATGGTTATATGGCAACAATCGCGAAAATGCCTAAGGGTATTATTCGTTACAACTTCACCTAAGAAAACCCACTAATAGTTTGGTAGGTCTCTTAGCCCTTTGAGACCTACCAAACCTAAGTAAGATAGGAGTACAAAAATGCCAGCTACATATGTAACCGCCGCGACATTAAAAGCATCGTTGGGCGTTGGCACTTTGTACGATTCTTATACCTGGATAGAGGATACGTGCCAAGCCGCACAAGATTTAATAAACGGCTTTTTGTGGTTTGATAATGCGCCAGTAGTAGGTACAGCGTTGGTTAGTAATGTCGCTACGGTGATGGTTGCTAACCCAGGTATCTTTACTGTAGGCGAGTCAGTTACGGTTGCCGGGGCAGGTTCAACCTTTAACGGTACTTATACAATCACAGGCACGATTCCTTTTAGCACAGGTACGGCTAATCTTTTACCTACATTTAATATGCAGCTTAATTACTGGCAATTCCCACAGGGTTACAGTTTTATCCAATATGCAAAGACTGCAGCTAATCAAAACTTTAGGCGTGTATTGCCTTACGGCACTATTACAGGTGACGATACAAAAACCGCTACATACGCCAATACCCCAGCTATTAACGCCGCGGCGCTAATGCTGGCAGAAAATATCTGGACTTCACGGTTCAGTACACAAAACGGCGGTACTAGCGTGGACGGCTATAGTTTAAGCCCGTTCAAAATGTCCAATACGCTTATGGCATCCGTACGTGGTTTATTAGCCCCGTATCTTTCACCCGCGGCTATGGTGGGCTAAAATGCCAGCCGCTATAACTACTTTACGCAGTACCATAGCTGCAGCCCTGGCTAACCCTGGAGTATGGACGGTATTTAACTATCCGCCTAGCACTATGCAAAGTAGCGCCGTAGTGGTTGCACCTGCAGACCCATATATCACGCCAAGCAATAACTCAAAGCTAGGCATATCACCTACGGCTAATTTTAAGATTATTATGACGGTGCCTATGTTCGATAATGCCTCAAACCTTATTGGAATAGAGGACACAATAGTAGCTGTGTTTACTAAACTGGCTAATAGCGCAATCGTATTTAATGTTACTAGCGTAAGCGCACCTAGCGTACTAAGCGTTGCCGCAGGTGACTATCTAACGGCAGATTTACAAATAAGCATACTAACAAGCTGGGCATAGGAGATAAAATGGCACTTACAGATGAAGAGAAAGCATTTTTAATCAAAATTGGCCAAGACCTGCCAAAAGAGATTAAAGAAACCCAACCAAAAGAAACAACAACACAGAAAGTAGAGGAATAGCCCTAATGGCAATTTTCTTATCCAACGGCGTAGTGGCTACTCTTAACTCGGTAGTATTGAGTGACCACGTAACGAGCGCAAGTATTTCAAGAACATTCGACGAGCTGGAAGTAACAGCTATGGGCGATACAGCTCATAAGTTTGTAAAAGGCTTAGAGGCCAGCACAATTACGCTAGATTTTCTAAACGACGATTTAGCCTCCGGTGCAGGTTCAGTACGTGCAACTTTGCAAGCTGCCTGGGGTACAACTGTGCCACTAACGCTAAAGCAAACTAGCGCCGTAGTGTCAACCACCAACCCTTTATACAGCACTACCGTTTTGGTAAACAACACACAAGACATTAACGGCGATGTAGCTTCAGAAAGTATGCAGAGCCTCACCTTTACCTGTAACTCACCAATCGTAATTACAACCGCACCATAAAAACAAAGAAAAGGGGCTAACACAATGGCAAAACTTAAGATAACAAGGGCTGACGGTACGGTATCGGAGCATACGATAACGCCGAAAATCGAGTGGGCCTTTGAGTTATATGCTAAAAAAGGTTTTCATAAAGCCTTTAGAGATGATGAGAAACAGAGTGACGTTTACTGGCTGGCGCACGAGTGCCTTAGGTCAGCTGGCGTTGAAGTACCTGTTTTTGGAGCGTTGTTTTTAGATACCTTAGCTAAGGTTGAGGTGTTGGAGGATGACCCTTCGCAATAGTGGGGCGCGGTAGTTTTGGTTACCTGGTTGCACAGCTAGCCGTAGAGACAGGTATCGCGCCCCAGTATTTACTAGACCTTGATGCAGATATGTTTAAGAATATGCTAAAGGTTTTAACCGATAAAGCTAAGGAGCAACAAAATGCCAGTAGAGGTAAAAGGCGCCCTTGAGCTACGTAAGGCTATTAAAAAGTTTAGCCCTGACTTAGCTAAGGAAACTCGTAAAGAGTTAGCAAACCTTTTAGCCCCTATTGTTAAAACTGCTCGTGGTTTTGTGCCCAATAATTCGCCAATATCAGGCTGGGCTAAAAGTAGTGAAACGGCTTTATGGACAGAGAAAGGCCGGCTATGGAACGCAAGCGCAGCTAAAGGTGGCATAGGTTATAAAACTTCACCTTCAAAACCTAATAATCAAGGCTTTAGAGCTATAGCTCGTATTGCTAATACAAGCGCGGCAGGGTCAATTTATGAAACTGCAGGACGGTTATATCCTAATGGCCGAGAGCAAGCTCCTATGGCTAAGGTTGTTCGCCAGAGTCAATCTAATTATGGCAAAATGATACGCTCAGGTACAAAGTTACAATCTAAAAGTAATAACCCAGGCGCAGGCAATATGTTTATTGAGGCTATAGACCAATATGGCCCAATAGTAGATGCCAATAACCAAACTGGGGCAGGACGGCGAAGCCGGAAAATGAAAGGCCGCGCCATATTTAGAGCCTGGAAAGAGGACGGTGGCAAAACTAATGCAGCTGTATTAAAGGCTATAGAAAACTCTAAGATTAAGTTTTATAACGCTATGGGGGTTAAATAATGGCTATTGACCCATCCGTAGTTATAAATATAGCCGCCGAGTACACAGGCAAAAAGGCTTTTAGTAAAGCCGAGACAGCTACAAAGCAACTAAGTAAAAGCGTTAAAGGTTTAGCTGGCGCTTTTGGTTTGGCTTTTGGCGCTAGAGGCGCGATGCAGGCAGTTAAGGCTTTTGCAGCCGATGATAAAGCCGCTAAAGTACTTAGCAAAACTCTTAATAACTTAGGCTTAGCCTTTGCTGACCCAGCTGTAAAAAAGTTTATAGGTGACTTAGAGCGCCAGTACGGCGTACTCGATGACAAGCTACGCCCTGCGTATCAGATGTTATTGACCAGTACGTCCGATTATATTAAGTCACAGGATTTACTACGCACAGCCCTTGACCTTAGCGCTATGAGTGGCGTTGACGTTGTGAGCGTAACAGCGGATTTATCAAAGGCCTACCAGGGTAATACTCGCGGCTTAATGAAGTACCAGCTAGGCCTCAATAAAACTGAGCTAGCAGCTATGAGCTTTGAGGAGATTTTAGCCAGGGTAGCTGAGGTCAGTAGTGGCCAGGCGCAACTAGCTGCAGACTCTTACTCAGGCTCGTTGGACAAGCTGACCGTAGCAGGAGCTAACGCTAGTGAGATATTAGGAAAAGATTTAGTTACTGCCCTTGCAAGCCTAGGCGGGTCTGAAGGTTTGCCAAAAACTCTAAGCCTTATAGAGTCAGTAGCAGGAGCCTTAGGTAAGGCCATTATTAGCTTTAGCCGTTTTATAGCTGTTTTAGATGTTATTACAGGCGCTGGCTTATTCAAGATGTATGGAGAGCTTGAAAAGTTATTCAAAGAGTTTGATGCACTCGATGCAGCCCAACGCAAAGCGACAAGTGGCAGCGGTACTTTTAGCTCGTACAATTCTAAAAAAGCAGCCGATGCCTTAGCCCTTGCTAACGCTAAAAAAATTACTACGCTTACTGAAGCGCAACGAAAAGCCCAGGCTAAAATCCTTGCTGATAAAAAGTCTCAGGCAATTTTAGATAAAGCAAACTTGGCTTTAGGCAAAGGTGCAGATGTTTTTGATTTAGATAAAATCCAACTTAACGCCGCTTTAATTGGTCAGGCTGAGGCGTTAGTTAGGCCCATAATTGGTTCACAGATACTAGCTATAGCCAATGATGTACAACGCCTAAATATTAAGCAGGATATAGCCGCCCTAGAGGATGCCATAGCCTCAAAGGATGAGGCCGCAATAGTAAAAGCTACGGCCAAACTAAACGAGGACTTAAAAATACTAGGCGCTTTGCAGCGCCAAGATGCCAAACTGCTAGACATAAACAGAGTTTTGGCAAGTATGAAATCAACCGATTTAATCAACCTGGCTAACTTACAAGCTGCACTAGACCTATTAGCAAAGTTTAAGTTTCCTACGCTGACTATTCCAGGTGTTACAACGCTAGGCGCAAATACTTCTAATGCTGGCATTACCTTTAATCCGAACCAAAACAAAGACCGTAATTATGACCTCAATGTATTGGGCATCGGTGGAGATATGCCTGACAGCCTCAATGCGCCTGTAGCGGGTGTGGATTTTAACCCTAACCAAAACAGAGACCGTAACTACACTAATAATGTAATTAACGTAACCGCTGGCGTAATTGGTGATGAGAATATAATAGTGGATGCCGTGCAAAACGCGCTTAATGAGATAGCACGTAGAGGCTACTTAACTACCTACGCAGGGGCCATAGCAGTATGACCGTGCCAGTAGTAAACGCTGTTATTAACTTTAGTACTGGCCCTAGCTTTGCTCAGGCTATGATTTTAGATACTGGCATACTAGACACAAACGTATTAGCAGATAGCGCCAGCGTTATCGTGGACGTATCCAACGTAGTGGACAGCATCCAAACTATTAGAGGCCGTAACGCTCAAGCTGACCAATTCCAAACTGGCACTCTATCGCTGCGTATCGTTGACCAAACGGGCGCGTTCAACCCTCAAAACCCAGCCAGCCCATATTTTCAGCTTTTAACGCCTATGCGTAAGGTACAGATTACGGCTACCTACGGGGCAACTACTTACCCTATCTTTTCAGGCTTTATTACTAGCTATACAACTACTACACCTAAAAACGCTAATGATGTGGTTTATACCACCATACAAGCCGTAGATGCTTTTAGACTCGCACAAAACGCACAGATTAGTACCGTGGCTGGCACCTCAGCGGGTCAGCTCAGCGGTGCAAGAATTAACGCATTGTTAGATGCTATTGACTGGCCTGCCTCTATGCGTGACGTAGATGCAGGGCTAACCACAATGCAAACAGACCCAGGCACAGCCCGCACAAGCCTTGCAGCTATGCAGACCGTAGAGATTAGCGAGTATGGGGCTTTGTATGTAGATGCCGCTGGCTCGTTTGTCTTTCAAGATAGAGCTGTTACAGCTGGCAGTACAGGGGCTACGCCTACAGTATTTAACGATAACGGCACAGATATTAGCTACTTTAACGCGGTGTGGCGCCTTGACGATACCCTAGTTTACAACTCAGCCAGCGTTACCCGTACAGGTGGCACGGCCCAAACGGCCATAAATCAGCCGAGCATAGATAAGTACTTTGTGCATAGTTACAACCAGCAAAACCTGCTAATGGAGACAGATGCCGTAGCCCTGGATTATGCACAGGCATACGTTGCATCTAGAGCTGAGACTAGTATTCGATGCGATGCTATTCAGCTAGACCTTTATACCGATAACTACAACTTAGGCATTATTGCAGCGCTAGACCTGGATTACTTTGACCCGGTAACTATTACAACTAACCAACCTGGGGGCTCAACCCTTACTAAGACTTTGCAGGTGTTTGGCGTAGCTCAAAGCATTACGCCTAACAGCTGGAAAACAACACTCACCACTTTAGAGCCAATAATTGACGGCTTTATATTAGACTCATCCATATACGGTTTGCTTGACAGCGGCGTATTAAGTTATTAAGGAGATAGGACTATGGCAGCTGGATTAGGTTTTAAGACCTTTACTACTGGCGAGGTACTTACGGCAGCTGACACTAAC